AATTTGAAATAAGGAAAGGGTAAGGGGTATAGCCAATGGGTGATGAAGATAAACACTACACTCGGGACTTTTTACAACTTTTACAACTTTACCCAAATATGTAGTAAAATCAAGCATTTTATAAAGTTTTATTACTTTCGTGTTTTACAAGTTTTACACTAAATATCAACTAAAATAGAACACAAATAGAACACGATAAAATTTTATAAAATGCTTATTAAATAGAATTTTACAAATCTTCATGAAATTTTGTAAATTATATCGATTAGTAATCTCGTTCCGATACATTAGATGCTATAATTAGATAGGAGGCTTTATGGCTAAAAACCTGCCTAAAAAAAATAACGGTAGACCAACAAAATATGAAGAAAGCTTTTGCGACAAAATGCTTGAGTTTTTTGATATACCTCACACTGTTTTTGAAGAACTTACAAAATATGATAAAGAAGGGAAAGAACATATTGTAAAAATCGAAAAACCAAATGTACTCCCGACATTTGAAAAATTCGCCGTTAATATTGGCGTTCACAGAGATACACTTAATGAGTGGACTAAACAATTTGAAGAGTTTTCCGACACATATAAAAAGTGTAAGGATTTACAAAGAGATATGTTGAATGACCTCGCTATGCGCGGTTTTTATAATCCGACTTATACTATCTTTGTAGCGAAAAATATTGCTGATATGAAAGATAAGGTAGAAACAGAGACAAATTATATTCCGCCTAATATTAGAGTTAATGGAGTGAATATCTAATGGAATACAATTTACTCCCTGCACAAACAGAGTTCTTGAATATTCCGCACGATTACACGTTAGATGTTGCACTGTACCAAGGTGGATACGGCAGCGGTAAAACTTTCTCCGGTGCTTTATTAGGTATTCTGCTTGCAATGAAATATCCGGGTATTACAGGGCTTGTAGGGGCTGATACATTCCCTCTTGTCCGAGATACCACGCTTGTGACCTACTTTGAGCATCTTGATAATATGGGATTTATTCAAGGCCGAGATTATGATTTTAAGGCTGCAGAAGCTAAGATTATATTCCAAAATGGTTCACAAATATTATTCAGGCATTTTCAAGAGCCCCATAAATTAAAATCTTTAAACCTAGGCTTTGTAGAAATAGAAGAAATGTCAGACTGCTCAGAAAGTACATTTTTAATGTTATTATCTAGATTAAGACAGAGAATTAAACCCGAGTGGAGAGGGTTTAAATATCGTCTATTCGGGCATACTAATCCGGAAGCTTCAAAAGGTTGGATTTATACCCATTTCGTAGAAAAGAAAAAGCCTAATTACAGGCTTATAATCGCGCCTACTACGCAAAATACATATTTATCAAAACATTATGTAGAGAGTTTAAAAGAAGCGTACGATCCTGAATATTACAGAATGAATGTTTTAGGGGAATTTGGAAATTATACAAGTGGACTTGTTGTTAAAAATTTTACCTCTGATAATATAAAACCTGTTACATATTTACCAGATTTGCCACTGCATATTTCAACTGATTTTAACGTTGACCCGATGTGTTGGCTGCTTTGCTATGTAGTATCTAATAAAGTATTTTATTTTGATGAAATAGTTATTGAAAATACACACACTAAGCAAACTGCAGAAGAGTTTATTAGGCGTTACGGGAACCATAAAGGCAGTATTATTATAAATGGTGATGCGTCGGGGGATTATCGGAAAACGCAAAGTGAGATGTCTGATTATGTTATTATGCGCGAAACACTACGCAAGCACTTTGGAAAAGCCCCAAAGATTGAGATAAGAGGATTTAATCCTCCTATTCATAATAGGGTAGCTGCGTTTAATAGAATGGTCTGTGACGCTAAAGGTAACCGCAGAATTATTGTTGACCCTAAATGTGAGAGATTTTTATACAATATACATAATTTGAAGTACAAAACAGGCACAAGTATTATTGATGTACCAAGCCATACGCAGATTAAGAATGACAACAAGTTAAAGTTTTTAGAGCATCCATTTGATGCAGGAAGTTATATTGTTGAATATTACTTCCCAATAAATAAAGATTTAGGAGGTAATAGGTAAATGTTTAGAAAATTACTCTGCTTTTTAGGATATCACACTTGGATACACGTTTTTAGCCCTTATCATTCTGCACCGCAATTTAGATATTGCTCACATTGTAGGAGGTGCGAACGAAATCGCTATAGTTTTACAGAAGAGTGGTGGCGAATTGAAGATATAAAAGATATAAGCAGAATTGAACAATTAGAAAAAATATACAATAACTCATAAAGGAGTAATAAGTGAGCAATATACAAGCTGATATGATAGAAAATGATGTTATATCTTTTACTGTGCCGACAAGAATTTATAGATATAGAGCGGTATACTCAAAACAAGAAGAAGATATAAAAAATAGTCAATTATTTTACTGGCTAGATAAATTCAAAAATGTTTTAAAGGAGTTTATAAATGGACAACATACAAGCTAATACGATAGAAAAAGTTAAAAAACCAAAAGATCCTCAAAAAGTGGTGGATTTTGTCGTAAGTCAATGGAAAAAATTACAAGATAACCGGCAAAGTCAAATTGACCTTGCCATGAACCTGCAAAAATGGGCTTCAATGAACCAGAAGCCAATGAAGATTTATAACACAAGGCAAGAAGAAATTGACGGGTACAAAGACAATAAATTTGCTACTATTGTTGAGGTTACTACAGCGCAAATCGGCAATCAATCTTGGACTAATATGGGGCAGATGTTTGATGTGAGGAGCACAGAAACAGGTTTAATCCCTCCTAAACCAAGCGATTACTTAACAACTATTGAATATGAGCAAGAAGAAAACAGATTTTTAGAGCAATTATATAATGATGATTCTCAAAAACAGTTTATTGAAGAAGGCGAAAAGAAAGCAGAATTGCAAAAGAAAGCACTTGAGCAAGCTCTGTATAGAATGAAGGCCGATGTACAGCTTGAAAAATGTTTTAGAAACGGTGATTTATTTTGGGGGGAAAAAATATCTCAAGTCGGTTGGAAGCAAAGAACGCTTGTTCAAAAACTTTATGGAAATAAAGAAAATAAAGTAGATTATGATAATGCAGATATACAAGCTATTGACCCGTTAGCTTTTGTTTTTGATACTGTGAAATATGTTAAAGATGATGACGATGTGTTCAAAAGTATTATTAAAATACATAAACGTTTTGAAACGATTGAAAGCATAATAAACCGAAAATTTACAAATAAAGAAGGTAAACAGGTAAATCTCTATAACTTAACATCTGAAAATATTCAAGAATTAAAGAATATGGAAGATACTACATCAGACACCACAGAACCGCAGGCAGATGACCAAAAAATACAAGAGGTTAAAGTTGGTGATGCATATGCTACATATTTTGCTCATGGAGATTTTAAAATTGATGGAGTAGAATACAAAAACTATATAGCAGAAGTTTTCGCCGAAAAATTTTTAATCAGGTTTGAACCTAACCCAATTTATATTTGTCCTTTTATTATTCAAATGGATGAACAAGATCCAGATACTAAGCGCGGTATTGCAAGGATGAAAACGATTTATGATGCTTGTGTTATGCGACAAGTATATATTAATCTGAAACAGCAAAAAGACTTTTTAAACGGCAACCCGCCTACTATGATGACTAGTGAAATGAAAAAGGAATTGATTAAACCGGGTGAAACATCTTACTTGTGGAAGCCCGGAGCAATAATCGAATTAGATGATTTAAGCCCAGAAAAAGTGAGTATGCTCAAACCATTTACTTTTGATACGAAAGGTGATGTTGACAATATAACCTTTATAACAAATGAAATCTCTGATAACGGCGCAGTAAACGCTAATGCAATGGGCAATACTACTTCCGGCAGTGTGAAAGCAACTGATTTACAACTTGCAAAGCAGGGGCAGGATATTAGAACGCAACAAACACTTGATAGTATTTATAAATTCACTATCAAAAACATTGAAGCGGTTGCGCAGATTTTAGCTCTGTTTAAATCCGGTGTAGAAGTGTTTAAAGTAAAAAATAAGAATGTAGAAGAAATGATAGCAATTACTGATATTATCAGACAAGGGCAATATGAGTATCGCTATGAAGATAGAAACGCATTAATGAACAGACACGCTAAACTAGAACAAGCAATTCAGCTTATTGAAAAACTATCCAATGTTCCGGAAATGGCTCAAAAGTTTGATTATGAGGAATGTTTTAAAACGGGTATGGCATCAATCGAATATGATAACCCTGAAAAATTTCTTAAAACTGCTACAACAATAGAGGGAGTTATGGCAGAGTTTCAGAGATTGCAGCCGGAAGAACAGCAGCAAATTATGATGATGCTATTGCAGCAGGCGCAACAGAGCGTACAGAGAGTAAATCAAGACCAGAGTGTAAATGCAGTTAGAAATCCACAAATGCAAGGTCAAGTAATGGATAATCCTGTGCAAAGTGGATTGAATGAGGGAAGCCAAGAATTAGGTATTGTTTAATGTCGGTAGAAAGGGTAAAGAATGCAACTAATAGACAGACTTTTAAAAGTCAGAAATTATCAAATGAGTGAAGATTATAAATATTCTCTGATACAATATCTCGAAAAAGAAGCAGAAACTTATATAAATAAGCCTGCTAATAGCTTACTTGACGGTTATATGCTTTGTTTAAGGATTATAAGGAATATTCCTGAAAAAGTGGAAATGGAAAGAAAGTAAGAATTTCAAATAAGAAAAGGGCTGTAAATGCAACAATTAGAAATACAAAATGTTAAAATTGATGTAAAAACACTACCAATTATTTTAAAGTTAGTATATAATGGTAATGAAAAGCAGTATATCTTAAATTTGACTAAGAACAAAAAAGGGGTATACTTAAATACAAAATAATAAGAAAAAGAGCAGCAAGCGTATTATAAAAGATTAATAGCAGCAAGCGTCTTGAGGGTTAACCTTCGGCGCTTGCTTTTTTGTTTCACCTTTCTCTCTCGTGTAGCACCTAAGGCAAATCCCTCAGGTGCTTTTTATTATGAAAGGAAAAATTTATGACAGAAACAGTAGAGACATCAACACTCTCAACTACAGAGGTAACAACACCTCAAGATGTTGTTGAAACAAATGAGACCGTAGAAAATACGACACCTCAAGAAACTACAACAGAAGAGACTGTAACCGACGGAAAGGGAACTGATGAGAAAGTCGAGCAACCAAAAGAAACTGTTAATTACGAACAACGTTACAAAGATTTGCAAGCAGAGTATACAAAAGGGCAACAGAGAATAGCAGAACTTGAAAAGCAAATCCCGCAGCAGCAACAGATTGTCAATGAACAAGGACAGATTAATCCGCTGTTTGAACAGCGTTTTAATCATGAGTTAAACAATCGTGAGTTCAGTACTTATCAAGCTTATGCAATGCAGATTGAGGATACGGAAGATAGAAACAGCGCTATAAATAAGCTAAATGAAGCTAATATTCATTATGCTAACGGAAATATAAGCGCTTATAACTCCTGTATGAATGAGGTCAAACAGTATTTTAACCCTCAGCTTGTTGAACAGATTGCAGAACAAAAAGCTATTATGAAAGCTCAAAAGGGTGAATACATTAATCAAGCAGTGTATCAACAAAGAATGACGGCAGGGGCTAATCTTGAGGCTGAACTTAAACAAAATACGGAAGTGTGGGAACTTGTTAATCCTGACAGCGAAAATTACTCTCAAGATGTATTTAATGTAGTTAAGCAGATGTTTGATAGCTTTGGAAGCATTGATACAACTGCATTAACTAATGTTATAAAGGCTATTGAAACAAACGGCGTACGAAAGTTTCGAGCTAATTTGGAAGCTCAAAAAACTGCTGAAATGAATAAACAAAAATCAGATATTCCTCTGGGTGAGGGTGTTGCTATTGGAAGCGGCAGCCCGGCAGACATAAACACTAAGGAATACTGGGATAAGTATTACAGTAAATAAAAGGAGTAACTTAATATGGCACAGACTTATAATCTTGACCAAATGATTATAACAAGCACAGCTACAAATTTTGAAAAAAATCTTAAAAATGAACTTGTTATAGGTAAAGCCGCAAAGGCTGAAATGAAAAGCGGTTTAAAAATAGGGGATGAAGTAAATATTATTATGCCTGCTGAGACTTCATTTCAAAAATGGGATGGCGGCGATTTGAACGAACCTGAAAAAATCAAATCTTCACTTGTCAAAGTTCCTGTTGACCAAGGGTATCAAGTAAACTTTGAGCTTGAAGCAAGCAAGGCGCTGCAGATTGAAGAAGCCGGAAACTCTGATAAAGCCGCAAAATTGGTAGCAGAATATTCTGATAATGCAATGTATCAGGCAAAAAATAAAGTTGACTCTTATTTAGGTTCTCTATATCCTCTGGCAGGTACAAAAGAAACAAACAGCGGTGCTGCTATTGCCTTGACTTCTGCAAGTGCAGAAAACTGCTTTAAAATTCTTGCAAATGTTAAGGCAATAATGAGCAGATTAAACGCTTGGGAGTCCGATAGGATGTTAGCATTTTTACCGCCTGAAATGATTGCTATTATGCTCGGTATGCCGTTTGTACAATACACTGAATCTCAAGTGAAAGACAAAGCAATTGGCGAAATCTCTAAAAAAGCCGGGTTTAAAATCTTTGAGTCCAATAATGTTGGCTCAACAGAGTCCGGTGGTACAATTACTTATTACCCTCTATTTGCAGTTGAAGGTAAAACTTTTGCAGCACCAATTCAGAAATCACTGCAGCTTATCCCTTATATGAGAGATGAAAGTCTTAACAAGGCATATAAAGGAGGTTTTGTATTTGGCGGCACAGTACCTAACGCAAAACGTTTAGCAACTGCAATGGTTACTTGCACAATCAGTAATTATTCATAGTAAATAAAGGAGATTATAAAAATGGCAAGAGATAATATTACAGTAGTAGAGCCTGTTCTCGAAGCTTCAAAAAGTGCAGCTTATAAAGCTGTAACACCTACAACAATCAGTACTGCAAACAACGCAACAATCGTTGGTGCTACAGGGGTAAAAGATAATTCCTTGGTTGTAATTGTAAATGCGACTACTGCAGGAACAGTAACATTCAAAGCCGGGGTTTATCACAACGCCGTCTTAGGTGATTTGGCTGTTCCTTGCGGTACAGGGTTAACAGCTATTCAAATTGAAAACCCTTCACGTTTTCAAAAAGCTGATGGCAATATTGATGTTGATTTTACAACTGTTGCCGGAACTATTTATGCGGTAGGTAAACACGCAGGACTTGAAGCAGTAGCATAATTACTATTCTTCTTAAAAAGCCCCTTTGATTAGGGGCTTGATAAGGAGATAAAGGAGTAGAAATGGTAAAAGTTAGAAATAAAGAAACAGGCTTAGAATTTGATTTAGAGGATTTGGCTGCGGCTGAGCTTATAAGATGCAACCCTCTTACTTTTGAAATCATAAAAGCTACTAAAGAAGCTTTAAAAATGATTGATAAAGCTGAAATACCGACAGATGAGCAGAGGCTATTAGGCGAAGTTAAAGAAGTGAATTTAGAAGAAAAGTACAAAGATGTTGAAATTATTGAAGAAGCACCCAAAAGACCTAGAAGAAAGGCAAGATAATGGCTAAGACTTTTCAAGAAATACAAGAGGATATTGCGTATATTTTCAGGTCAACTATTGATCCTGACGATATGCAGCTTGAAAACCAATCAGAAGAAGAATACTTAAATGTTGCCTCTTCTTGCTATACAGAAGCTATGAGATTACTTAATGACAATAATTTTGACTTTAATATCTCAAACAGCACTATTAAGACAAGAAGTAACAGAGCAAGTTATCAAGGAGTAAACGGGCAGATTATTAAAAACGGAGTGCTGGTCGAGGGAAACACAACAGCTTTAAGGTATGACGTTAACGGTAACTTATTAAGAAGTCAAACAGGCAGACCATCTAAGTTTTGGCTTGATAATGAAGAAAATATTATTTTATACCCGACTCCTAACGCTGTTTATAATGTAACAGTTAAATTCAAGGATATGAGATATTTTCTTGATTCCGATTTAGTTCCGCAGTATGAGCCGCAACCAACTTACACTCTAAGAATGCCAGATAGGTTACAGGCTCCATTTATTGATTGGTTGAAGTATGAAACATTGGCTAACTATATCAAAAATTTATCTAAACCTAGATATCAACCAATAATTAACAAGGCTGAACAATTAAGAATGGCTTTTTTAAAGCTGGCAAACGGATATAAAGATGAAGCATATATGAGTTTATAAAAAATGACAAGTAAATTTTTATCAAATTTATTAAATACAAGATTAACTCCTGAGCAAGAAAAGCAATTCCAGGCGGATTATGCCGGATATGCAAACGCTACAGGGAATAGTCTCAATCCTGATGATGTAGAACATTATTATAATTACAGGGGGGCTTGGAAAGCAGGGCAGCTAACACCTGATAAAAATTCACATCTAACAGGCCAATTTAAAAAAATAGGTCATCCAACTTATTTTGCTAAATTTTTAACTCCAAACACACCTGATTTTATGGTAAACGCAGTAAACAGGATGTATAGCAATAATCCTTATTATACGCCTTATGAGGTGCAATAATGACACAAGCTTTTACAGATGCAGCAAGCTATATAATAAATCAATTCAAAGGTATAAGACAGATTGACGGCTTAAATGGTTTGAACGGTCAAATTTCTGCTACAACTGCAATTAATGTAGAAGCACAGCCTATTGAAGATGGCAGCGGGTATTATTTAAAAACGACTTTAGGCAATACTAAAATTGCTCAACTTGAAGGCGGATACAGGATTATTAAAGATTTTGAAACTGAACAAGATGGAACAAAATATTTTATTGCATATGCGGAAAATGAAGAGCAAGGGGCGCTATACAAGTATGATGATACCGGTTTTACACTTATTCTTAACGGGTTAGAAGTTACAGGGCAAGCAAACGGCATTACAATGAATGATACTGCATATGATGTGTTTGTGTTTACCAACGGCAAAAATTTTGAAAGTATATGTTTTGCCAAAACTCCTGTAACTGAGACTATAAATCCATTATATGATAGTGAAGTGATAGAGGGATTAACTATTGCAGAGCAAGCAGGTTCACTTGTAATTGGCGGTAATAACGGCGTTGCGAGTGCAAGCCGCAAAGGTGACATTTTTGACTGGGATTATGTAAAGCCAGCTGATGATTTAACTAAACCGTGGTATCAAATTGTAGGCAAGCAAATTACTGCGGTAGTGCCTTATATCAACGGTTTAATGGTATTTACTAGAGATGATAGCCGTATGTTTTTAGGCAATATGTCAAATTATGAAGATGCAGAAGTACAGAGCGCTAGTCTAGGCGGTTGCTTTTCTTATGAGAGTTGGTGTATTCACGATAAATATTTATTTTTTTACGATGATAATCAAAAGAATATTTATTATTACTTACAAAGCGATATTGGGCAGAAGGTTTTAGGCGAACCTGTCGGGAATAACATACAAACATTTTTCCATAGACCTCAAAAAGTCAGCTTGATGTCATTTATCGGGGATAATAAATCAGAAATTTGGCTGAAAATAGATGATGTAACACTTATTTATAACTATTTTCAAGGTGAATTTTATCAAAGAAAACAAAATCCGGTTAATTCCTATTGCGTTTATGATTATGAGATTTATTCTTGTGATGATAACGGTAATTTGTTTAAGGAGCGGGCTAAAAACTCTGAAAACTGTATATTTGACGGGGTTTATATTCCAGCTGTTTATGAAACTCCGTATATGGATTTTGGTAATTGCAACTATTTAAAAGAATTAGATGAAAATCCGCTTTTAACTTATGGAAAGAATTTTAACAATAACTTTAAGATTACTTTTGATAACATCAAAAAGAAAAAGCATAAAAGGATTGATTTAGATCAAGGTGCGGATTTTATTTGGGCTGATGATGATTCGCCGGAAGAGGGAGTTTACTTATGGGATGTTGCTATATTTCCTGCTGATTTTAGCTATATCAAAGGCACAAAGAAAGCTAAAGCGCCAAATGCATTTTATTTCTTGAAGTTTATTCTAGAAACCGAAAAAGAAGGAGATGACTTTGCGATTTCGCAGGTAGAGTTGAGGATTGACAGCGTTGAAAAAGATACATTGGGATTGAAGTGATGATAGTTGATAAATGCAGAGATAAATCAGAATTTTATAACTTATATTACAACAGGGACAATGAGAGGTTACCTGCACCTGATGCAATTCTTGCGCTACCTACTTATCGCTGCTTTTATGACGATGATGGGCACCTTGTAGGCTGTATTTATTTGGAAAATGAGGATGGCAAGGTTATGTTAAGCGGTTTTGCCCGGCGCAGGTCGTACTCGCAAATCCTTGAAGCAATTGAATACATATTAAAACTCAATCCGACGCTGGACATATATTCAAGAACCACAAAACTTACAGCGCGTTACGCATTGACTGGAGCAGGTTTTGAGAAAATAGATGATGAATTATATATAAGGAGGGCAAAAAATGGGCGGAAGTAAAAGTAAGGCACCAGAACAACCGACCACTACAACAAATATGGGGCAGTTTGGCTCTACAACTACTAGTAAAACAGGTAGCACATGGAACCCGACAGCATTTCAAACACAGTTTGTAAATAATTCACAGGATTTAATATCTAATGCTCAAAATGCATTAGTGAACCCGAGCTTAAGTGAAGCAAGGATAAATGATTTAAATAGGACTACTAATCAAGATTTTCAAAATAATTTATTAAATCCGGCACTATCAAAAGGACTTTTAAGGGGGTCTACAGCGCAAGATATTTATAGTGTTGGCCAGCAAAATTATGCTAATGCTTACCAAGATGCATTAGATGCTGAAACACAAAGACAATATCAAGCACTATCTAATGCCCTTGGCAATTATACAACGATGTATGATATCGCAAGCGGTGTTACAGGGTTGAGTAATGCATTAAATCAAGCTAATTCTAACTATGCTTTATCTGCTGCACAAATGAAAACACCGGGATTTTGGGGCTCTTTGTTAAGCGGTTTGGGGAATATTGGACAACCATCTTTAAACGTTAAAAAATCATAAGGAGGAAATAAATGGCATTCTTTTTAGCACCTTTATTTAGTGCGTTAGGTTCATTAGGAGCTGGTGCAGGAACAGCAGCAGCCGGAGCAGGCGCTGGATTAGGGGCAACTGCGGCCGGAACAGCAGGTGCAGCAGGTGCCGGACTTGCTGGAGCAGGTGCAAGCGGATTAGGAGCTACGGGCGCGGCTATAAATGGAGCATTAACAGGTGCCGGAACAGGCGCCGCAAGCGGCTTAGGAGCTACAGGGTCTGCAATAAATGGGGCGGTTACCGGAGCAGGCGCTGGGGCTGTAAATGGTCTTGGGGCTGTCGGCACAACTGCAAATAATGTAATAAACACAGGAGGTAGCACTTTTCAAAATGCTCTTACCGGAACAAAGGGAGTATATAACAATATGAAATCAGGCATAGGAAAATTACAGGATAAATATAATAATATGTCAGATTTTCAAAAAAGACTGATATCTAACAGCTTAAACTCTGCAAGTGGAAACAATCAACAAAGACAAACTTATATTTCTCCTAGTAATGTAAGTTTTCAAGTTCAACCAATTTCAAGGAGATATTACTAATGCCTAATTTTGATTTTATGAATAAGTTAAGGAAAAATGTATTATCAGGTAATGATTATCAATTTGTACCTTTGCAAAGGGTCGAAGGGGCAAATAATGCCGGTTTAATGCCTAATGGCACTTTGGCAAATGCACCTCAGCCAGAAATAAAAGGGTTACAAATAGATGAAAATGGAAAAATGTATGAAACAGACATTGAACCCGAAGTCAGAAGTAGTTTTGTAAAAAATCTTGTAAATAACATTGGCAATAAAATTTTAGGCACACCCGTTGGAGCAGCAAGCAATATTGAGCAAATTGGGGATAATGAGTTTAATGCTTCTTTGAGCAAAACTCCACGACAAGGAGGTTTTCTTAATAACATTGCTAATGGATATAGAGAAAACTATTATCAACCGTTTAGTATTAATAATTTAGGACAAAATAGAGGTTGGGGAACTCGTTTAGGCGAAGGATTTGGAACTCTAGGACGATTCGTAGATGGTTCCTTGGGGAGAGGAATTTTAGCGGCTGGTTTAAGTGCAGCAACCGGCTATGGTGAACCGTTAGAAGAGCTTGCTATTGCTACAGTGGGGAGACAACGGGCAAAAACAGCAGACAGGTTATACAGAGACCAGCTTAAAGCTCAAGGGATTAACACAGATGATATTAAAGGTAATATTACCCCTGAAATTTATAGAAATATACTATATGGTCAGCAGTTACAGGATAATGCGGCTTATAGAAATATGATGTTGAATAATCAGCAAAGACAAATTGAAGCCACTGAACGTTACAGACAAGATATGTTAAAAAGGCAAGAAGAAAAAGATGCTCAAGATAATTATTATAAATCTGCAAATTTAGGCTTGCAGCGTGAAAAATTAAGTATGCAAAAAGAACAACAGCAAAATAAAACAAATGAAAATAAGCAAGTTTTACAAAAAATAGGTGACATACAAGCTGTAGAACAACAGTTAAATGATTTTGTAAAATCGTTTGATAAAGTGAATAATCCTTATAGATACCGAGTCGCTGGTGGAGTAAGTAACAAATTAAATACGTTAACTAAAGAGGAGGCTAATTTTAACTCACAAAGAACTCTTTTATTTAACAAAATTGCTCGCGATTTAGGCGGTGAAAAAGGTGTTTTATCAGATCAAGACATTAAGCGTATTGAAATGGCCTTACCAACATTAGCAGATACGACCGAACAGAAGAAGGCAAAAATGGAGGGGATATATAATTTATTAAATATTCAAAAGGCAAGATACCAAGGCTATACAGGAAATTCTACACCAACAGTGGATAACGATCCCCTAGGAATTTTATAAGAGGTTTAAAATGGATTATAACGAATTTGCAACAAAAATAAAAGATAAATATCCACAGTATAAAGATATGGACAACAGGGAGCTTGCTCAAAGAATGGTTGATAAGTACCCGAATACTTATGATGTTACTTTTGAGGATGAGCAAGATCCAACATACAAGCTTGAAGGCGGTGTCAGTAAAACTGTTGACTTAACACCAAGCGGAATTGTTAACCAGCTCGGTGATACTCTTGGTGCTGCGGCAGTTGCACCTATAATTGCATTACGTGATAAAACCAGTGTAAAAGAAGCGTTTAACAGAAATAAGGGACGTTACTTAGACTCTAGAAAAAATGACCCATTAGCAAAAATACAGGATTTTACAACTGATATGGCTGTCTATTCTGCGTTGCCTTTCGCAAGAGCTTTTAAAGGCGCTGGCACTTTATCGAAAGTCGGCAACTCTGCATTAACAGGATTATACCAAGGTGGATTAATCGGTGGTTTAGAGAGCCTTAAAAATAACGGCAATTTATCAGGAACCGGAACAGGTGCAGGAGTTGGAGCTACTCTGGGTGCTGGTTTTCCTATTGTAGGCAGAACTATAAAAGCAGTGACAAGTCCTAAGGTTGTAAGCGCTTTGACATCTGTACCTGAAAAATACTTGACAAGAGCTATTGAAGCAGAAAAAGCCGGAAATAGTTTGTTTCAAGGTCAATGGAACCCTGATACAGCATATCAGGGAGTAGGGAGAAAAATAAGAGAAGCAAAAAAAATGCTGCCAACAAAAGAAGCCTTTGCAGAAGAATTTAACAAACAGGGGAAAAGGGCTGTACAAGGGTTAGAAAATCTTAAAAATAAAGCAGGGGCTGATATAAGTGAAGTACTTGAAAAACTCGGACAAGAAGAAGCTATTGATATAAATGGGTTAAAAAATGCTCTCAATACCAATATAAAATCTTATGCTAAAGGAGGAGATATTAATCCTGCATTAGAAACAGCAAGCAGAGATATAGAGCAAGTGCAAAATCTATTACAAAATGAAACAAAACCTATTGATTTGCATAACATTAAAGAAATGCTATACGACAAAGCAAATTATGAGACACAGGGCGGCACTATACGTAATGATGTTTTAAAAGGTATGGCAAATCAGGTTAATAACTTCCTGAGAACAAAAGTGCCGGAGTATCAAAAACCGAATGATGTATACAGTATGGTAAAAGACCTTGAACGAGGGTTAGGCGGATTAAATCAAAATACTGTTGCAGGAAAATTGGCAAACTATGGTAATGTTAATAATACATTAAGCGGGTATGATACCAAAATAAAACAATTAAATGATTTGTTGCCTCGAGAACAGCAGTTTTTACCACGTGTAAAGGAAATTATTGCAGACCAAAACGAAATAAACAATATTCAACACCTAATAGGGGATAATTTTGTTAGAACGCCTAGAAGTTTAGAAAAGGTCTATGATTTAGAACGCTTACAAGCACTAGAAAATCTGCAAAATAAAACAGGGGTAAACATTATGGACGAGTTTAATAATGTGAGAGCTAGAGAAGCTCTTGAACAGCCTGCCCCCGGACAAGGTGGCGGCTCCGGCTCTGCTCAAGGATTTATTAATAACGTTTTAAGACCTGCGATATCTACTACTGCAACTGCGCTAGGAACATTGGGAGGTGGGTTTTATGGCGGTTTAAGTAGTGGTTTAATTTCTACGCTACTATATTCGCCTAAAATAATGGGGCAGGGTTATGTGAAAGTCGGCGGCAGTCCGTTCTTACAAAAATTATTTGCTTCACAGGGGCAGGAAGCTCCGCAATGGTTTGTACCTCTACTATACGGAGGTGCTAATGAGTAGTTTCACTGATATGTTAGTAGATAATCAAGACCAAGCGCTTATTGATAATACTTTACCAGCTCTGTTGTTAGGCGGCAGAATTGGTAAAACTGGGGTTAATTGGTTTAACGGTATAAAACCATACTTAGGGGATATTTGGGCAGGGAGAAACCTTTTATTTCATAAACCATTTAAGAAAATGACACCTGAAGAATTTGAAAATTACAACAATTTAGGAACTGATTATTATCAATATCACTTGCAGAAAAAACCGGTGAATATTAAAGGGTACGGGCAAGTAACATTTGGCAGACATAACAGAGGAAAAGATAAAACCCAAGATATAGAACAATATCCATTTTTAAGAAAAAATCTTGAGAATTCTACGTGGAGCCGAAATACAAATTATAAAAATGAGATCGATAGGAATTATGACCATTTTACAAATACATACATGGGTAATGAGTACGATTATCTCATTGAAAATATTATTAATAAAGGAAAAAAATACAAAATGATGCAAAAAATTGATAAATAAACAAGGATTCCAAACCAAGGGCAGTTGCTCCCTTGGGGGAATCCTTTTAAAGGACTTACCTCACGAGGGAAATTCAGCTCCCTCGGAATAAGTCCTATATACATTATAACACATTATACACGTTTTTCAACATAAGGAGGTTAAATGCAGAAACCGGATTTAATAGAATTTGCAGCAGGAACCAAAGCTAAGGCACAGGAAGTTAATCAGAACTTTGAAGAGTTGTTAGATTATACTTTTGGCTCAATACAAGAATTAAAAAGCTATATTGAAACACAGATTGCCAATATAAATTTAACTATTTCCAATAATATTTATACAGGAAAAATCGAAATCTTTTCTGGAAGTGCTGACGCTATTCCTACTGGCTTTTTGCTTTGTAATGGTCAAGAAGTAAGTAGAGAAACTTACAGCAATCTATTTGACGCTATAGGTACGGTTTATGGAGAAGGAAACGGCGTAAATACGTTTAATGTACCTAATCTGATTGATAAATTTGTAGAAGGTGGCAACAGCGCCGGAGAAGAAAAAGAAGCAGGATTGCCTAATATTACAGGTAGAATTAGAGCATATAATGATTATCAAGGTGTCGCAAGTGGCGTATTTTATGCTAAAGCTCTTGGTACAGTTTCAAAAGGTGGCACTACATATACTGGAGGAGATTTTCTATTTGATGCTTCTCGCTGTTCAAGCGTGTACAAAGATGGAACAAAAACGGTTCAACCTGCTTCACTAACAATGTTGTACGTAATAAAAACTTAGGAGGAAATAATGGCTTTTGAAGTCAACGAAAACGGGAATATAATCTGTGTACAAGGGGATAACGGACAATTAGCTATAAATGGCTTGCCAACAGATAAAAATTATACTGTTTATTTTGCAATACAAGATAGCAACAGAATACCAATAGGGAGTGAAGTATCTGCTCAAACAAACAAGCAGGCAACAATTGTTTTCGCAATTCCTGCAAGTTTGACAGATTTATTAAAAGTTCCGAATGGAAGGGATGCGGAGGAATATTATTATGGTATAAAACTTTGTTATCCGAGTGATGGCACGGAGGATACTTTATTATTGGGAGATTCCGGCATGGGAGATATTAATACGATTACTGTATATCCTAAGAAAGTTGAGGGTACTTTATAATGGCAGAAATAAGAGTAAATGTATCGTCTGTAGGCTCAAAAGGGACAGCACAGGCAACAAATAACGCAGTTCAATATTGGGCTGAAAAAGCAAGAGAATGGGCTATAAGTGAAAATCCGGTCTCAATGGAGGATAATTCTTCTAAGTACTATGCAGGTAAGGCGAAAGAATATGCTCAAAGTGCCCAGCAATACAAGAATGATACACAGGAAATTGCAGATACTGCAGAAAGCAATATTGATGACTTAACTTCCGATTTTAACAGCTTATACACGGAAAAATCTAAGGCTTTGCAGAGTGAATATTCAAATTATTCAAGCAGTCTAGAAGCTGCTAAAACTTCTGCGATTACAAGTATTCAAACAACAGGTACAGAGGCTAATACAAGTATAACTACAGCAAGCACGAGTGCTCTAAGTGATATAACCACTGCGAAAAATACAGCAGTAGAAGATATTCAGGATGAAGCAGATACTCAAATTAGTAATATTCAATCTACCGGTTTCTATATGCGGGATGGCAGGCTTTATTATGTTGATAGTGAAGGACAAGAGCAGGAGTTTAAATCAGGAGAAGGACTTCCCCTCCTCTCCATCCGCCCTGCATTGTACGTTGATGAGTCACTTGGCTTAGATTACTACCTCAACGGTCAGCTGCTGACTGTAAACTCGAATTTACAGGGTGCTGTTAATGAGTTGAAGAAACTTAAAGCGATAAGATCTAGTTTATTTTGCACAGAGGAAGAATGGCAGGCTGAAAAAGAGGCGAGCAACCACGGGCAAGTTGGTAAGTTTGTACTTAATGAAACCGCAGGCACTTTAAGGCTTCCTGCTGTTATTAATATTCAAGGTGTGTTTGATTTACAGAATGCTGGCTTGACTGTTCAAGCTGGATTGCCGAATATTGTTGGTGATTTGATGACGAATGGAAATTCGTTTACAGCTATATCTGGAGCATTTGCAACTCGTTCACAAATTTCTAATCTAAGTGGGGGACATTCTGCCGCTACTGGGTATGGTAATTTGACTTTTGACGCCTCACATTCCAACCCAATCTACGGCAACAATACTACCGTTCAGGAAGAAGCAATCCAATACCCGTATGTTATCTGCCTTGCAACCGGTCAAGAAACAGAAGTTAACATCAGAAACGACATTGAGTCTCTTAACCCTTATACTTTATTTGATGCTAAATATTCAGAGGCTAAGCAATATAATGCAAGCTGGGTATTAGGCGGTTCTACCCTTTCAAAAAGTGTGTATCCGACAGCTTATGAAGCTGCTCTTGTTGAATATAATTCCGAGGTAGCAGACGGTACAACTGTTGAACTGCCATCAGGTGGAAGTTACACAAAACGCGGGGTAAGTGGTGGGGTTACAGTTAAGTTATCAACTGATGAAACTGTGACAGAGTATGATTGGAAGCTGGACACAGTGGCAGAAATATTGACAGCGCCAACTTTAAATGGTAGTGAGGACTTGTTAAGTGATAGATATGATGACTTAGAGCTAAAAGCTAGCTCTTCAACATATGTAGCACCTGCGAATGGGTGGTATGTATTATCAAAACGTACAAATGCGGCAAATCAAACAGTGGTATTAGAAAACCATACTAATGGAGTGCAATCGGGTGTAATTGTTCCATCTGTAGACCACATTCCAAGGATTTATATTCCTGCAAAGAAAAATGATGTAATAGAAGCAAGATATACGGCCGGTGGAGACCTTGATACATTTAGATTTATCTATGCTAAAGGCAATGGTTCGCTATACTTCTTAGTAGCTTCTGTAGCTCAGAATGTGCCATTGGCTAATCTGGGAAGGATTGAGGAAACAAAGGTAGACAAAAACAGCTCTTGGGGATTTCCTAGTAATAGGTATATTGATTTAGAACTTGGGGCTAGTGGTTCTACTTATACGGCTCCTGCGAATGGGTGGTATTACTTACAAAAAAAAACTGGTGCAAACAATCAACATAGTTTCATCCAGGCTTTAAAAGATGGGGAAACAGCGACAGAGTATGGGGCACTGGAATGGACGACTATGGGTAACAATGGTAATGCGAATATACTTAAAGTACCTAAAGGTAAAAAAGTACAAATTCATTATAACTTAACTGGGGCAACTGAAATTTTTAGATTTATTTATGCAGAAGGGAGTTACTAATGTATTTAGGTTATAAAGACGAAAAAATAAAATTCTACACAGAACAGCCACTAGATACTACTCTTTATGGTATTGATAGAATTGAAGAAACTGACGAAGAGTATGTTTTGGACGGCGAACAATACATTTTAAAAGACGAAGCTTGGGAAGAAAAACAAGCACAAAAAGAAGCAGAACGCATAGCACACTTATCTTTAACTAGGGGTGATGTTCTACGTGGATTGTTGCTTGCAAAAGGTGTTACAAAAGAACAAATATCGCAAATGATTGAAGCAATGCCGACCTCAAGCCAAGAACAGATTGTAGTAAAAGAGCTTGCAAAGATTGATTTTGAGGACGCTTTGAATTTCTATAGAGGTGTTCCGCTAATCGACACAATCGGGCTTCAATTAGGATTTACAAAAGAACAGCTGGATGAATTTTTTGAAACAAATGATTACAGGTATCTAACAAACTGTACAATTACAATTAATCCAACACCCGCAGAAGCTGTTGTTACAATCAATGGCGTAAAACAAATGAGCATAACAGTACCTTACGGCAGTGAAGTTTACTATATAGTAACGGCAGAAGGATATAAAGAACAGTCAGGCACAGTTATTGTAGTGGAAAGTGAGACATTTGGTGTAGTACTGGAAGAGGTAGAAAATGAAAATACAGCCGATACAGCAGAGTAACCCATCTTTCGGGGTACATATAGTGACTAGAACAACCAGTTATGGTAATAGGGCAACAGGTCTGTTGAAAAATTACAAGCTTGATGTCTATACAGTAACAGAAAACGGGGAGCTTACACAAAAACTATACTACTTATCTGACAAACTGGGTAACTGGGTTAAGTCTAAGCTCAAGTTTTATAAAGGTAACAAAGTATACAAAGTCATAAGGAGTGAAAACAATGTTTAAATGGATTAGAAACAAACTACTTGAGGGTATTGTTAAAGATGTTATTGAAGAATTACCAAAACTCAAAGTATCAGCGCGCAAGCTATTAGAGGAAAAGAAAGATGAAGTTCTTGAAAAAATCGGAGAAGCAATCAAAGAAAAACTTTTGGATTTGGTTGAAAAACTTTAGGATAACACCAAAAGGATTTAGTTTTAAATTTACGTGGAGGTTTTAGGATGGGGAAGTTTTTAACTTGTCCGGCGAGAATTGAGCAGCTGGACGAAAAAGGCAAATACAAGGTTTTAGACAATGAACTGTATAAGGATGATGACGGCTCTATCTACCTTGTATGGCGCGGGTATGAAACGGATAATTTTACTTGGATTAATTCTAACGACTGGGATATAAGATGTTCTCATCTACATGACGTCGGATGTCAATATCACCAGTTGGTAAAAGTCCGGCTGAATATCCATCAGCTTAGAATGTTACGATTTGTCAGAACAAAAGGTTGTAAAATTATTTGTGAAGATTTGCCGAAAAAATTCTTAACCATTGTTCCGATTACCGGACACGAGATAAATAATATGTTTTATCGAATGCTCAAGGCTGCGGACTGTCCTAAAACACCTAAGTACATTCAATATCTTTATCGTGCTGGTGTAGCTTTTAATTTTAACTGGTTTTTTACTGGAAAAGAAAATATTGATTTAGAAAATTTATATAAGAAAAATGGATAAAATAAGGAAAATGGATATATTAAGTTTTTGGCAAGTTTTAATCCCAACCGTTGGTGTTACCTGTATTATTGTAATCGGCGGCTTGATTTGGGCCGTTTCTAAGATAAAAGAGTTTTTAGGAGGGGAATACGTTACAAAAACAGAATGTAACGAGTGTTCTAATCTTGTAAAAAGAGATTTACATAATGAAATCTTAGAAGTTCAAGAAAAAGCAACTAAAATGGATGAAGTACTTATAAGAATTGATACAAAGGTAGATTTATTACTAAGTGGAAAGATTAAAGGGAGCGAATAAGAACGATATGACAGTTAAATACATTATAGGACATTGGACAGCTAATAGCTACAAGCCAAATGCAACAGATTTAAAAAGTTATCAATTACTTATAGATGATAAAGGTGTAAAGCATATCGGCAAAGCTATTGGTCAGGCAGCATCTACTGGCGGCATGAACTCTATAACTTATAATATTTCTTGTTGCGGAGGATTGAACAGGACACCTATTACAAAAGTTCAAGCAGAAGCTTTTTACAAAGCCTGTGCAGAAAAAATAAAAGAATACGGATTAAATATATCTGACTTTTATACACACGCAGAAATCGGGGAAATGTGCAGAAACTATAAAACAAAAAACGCTGGTGAAAGTTTAGCTCATGCTGATTGTGCAGGAGAGTTAATAACAAAACTCCTTCCTTGGAATAATTATCTAAACCAAAATATCAGCAAGGTGGATTTGCGTAATCTCCCAGATATTCAAGGTACGGCAAAACAAACAGGGGATTTTATCAGAAATAAAATCAAGTGGTATTTACAAAGATTATGAAATATTACAAAGAAAAAGCCTTTTTATTAAATATGCCGTCGGTTATTATAGAAGATTTACTAACATATGACTTTTGGAACGATACAGAAAAAATGATTGTTAAAAATATGTTTGGAAACACAAATGATAGAAAATCTATAAACTATATGATTACTAACGGGATATTAAATTATGAGAAAACTCAAGCACATCTACATTATAGAAACGCACTTTTAAAATTACATAATTTTTTAAAAAAGACTAAAAACCCAATGTACAAAAGGCTTTACAAAGTAATAATTTAATTAAAATTTCCGAACTTTTACTCTCTTATGAACCTCTATAATGTGATTATAGGGGGATTTATTATGTATAATTATGGAATGGGATATAACTACAATCAGTACAACCCGATGATGACAGCCCAACAGAGAATAAATAATTATGAAACACAGTACCCGCAATATACCCAACAACCCCAACAGTCAAAAATGCAATTTAATGTAATACCAGTATCAAATATTGATGAAGCCAATGCGTATATTGTTGATATAAGTGGTACTCCAATGTTCTTTTATAATGCCAAAGAAAACCAAGTTTATATGAAGCGTACAAATATGGAAACAGGGGAAGCTATATTTGCAACTTTTTCTAAAATGGAAGCAGTTAAGAAGGATGTAAAAGGAATAAGTCAAACAACTTACGAGAATGATATTAAAACTCTTAATGAAAAGATAGATGGATTATATCAAATATTAAATGGATCGGTTACAAATAGTAACCAGTTGAAAACAAAAAAGGCGGTGAAAGATGCTGAATAATCCTATGCAGCTTATTGGAATGCTGCAGAACTCAAATAATCCTATGGCTATGATACAGCAGATTTTAGGTAGTAACCCGCAGTTTAAACAGGTTATGGGTATTGTACACGGAAAAAACCCTATGCAACTTGAACAATATGTAAGAAATCTTGCAAAAGGTCAGAATATAGATATTAATCAATTAGCTAATCAATTCGGATTGAAGATAAATTGACTCCTAAGCCTTTTGGAAAGGGCACAAAGGGTGTTTGCCGCTAAGCTTTTATAGCGTGAGCGTGATATTAGGTAACACATTATAAAAGAAAGAGGTAAATTATGGAAACACCATTATCAGCGGCAGATATTGCAGCAGTTACAGGGAAAAATCAGTGCGGCTATGGTGACGGATTTGGCTATGGTGGCGGGTGGATTTGGGTTATACTTCTTTTTGTTCTTTTCGGCTATGGAAGAAACGGAAACGGATTAACTCAAGTAGAGCTACAAAACGGATTTGATACACAAAGCCTTTTAAGAGGTCAAGAAGGCATTAAAAATGGACTTTATGACGGATTTTACGCACAGAATACTACGATGTTACAAGGCTTTAATGGAATTGGAAGAGAAGTACTTGAGAACCGTTTTGAAAATTCAAAATGCTGCTGCGAAACTAACCGTAACATTGATGCAGTTCGCTATGAAGCTGCCCAAAATACTTGCGCAATAACTTCAAATGCAACAGCAAACACACAAAAAATTCTTGATAAGTTATGCAATATGGAAATGAATGCTAAAGACCAAAGAATTGCTGATTTGACAATAGGACTTCAAAGTGCTAACTTCCAGCTTTCACAGCTTTCACAAACGGCCAATATTGTAAATTCGATAAACCCAAGAGCAATTCCTGCATACTTAACTTGCAATCCTCAACAAGCAATCTACTATGCTTATAATGGCTTAGGTAGCTGTGGGTGCGGCAATTTTGCGTAATAGTTTCGGGTAGGTGCAAAAGTACCTACCCATTTATAACAGTTAATTTAGGAGAATAAAAATGACTTGTGATTGTATAACACATAAAGTTGAAAATGTAACCGCAACGACTACTAATGTAATTCTAACTGTTACTAATTCAACAAATAAAAGCACCTTAGATTGCTTTAATTTTTCTACGGGATGTAAAAGCATTTCAGACATTGTTGCCGGTGCTCCTTTGCCTGTTCAGGTAAATGTAAACGGGACTTCAGTAGCATTGCTTAATCGTTATTCCTTGCCGATTTTAAGCAATCGTGTTCCTAGGCGTTCAAGAGGGGCATATGTTGTACCGGCAACGGGCGAACCTTATGTAATACTATTTGATACCCCCGTTTGTAAATGTAACGCATAGGAGGTATTTATGGAAAAACTAACACAAAAATATAAAGCTTTAAAAGAAAAATACCCTAATATTGCAGAAGATTTAATTATGAAATTCTTTCATGATATGGAAGATATAGCTATGAGTACTCTTGTAGAATATGAGTGCGAAAAAGAATACGGGTGCCATATAGGAACAGAAGAGCTATACAGGGAGGCTGTAGACCTGTTAGAATGGGTTAGCGGTGGCGATGGCGCAAAGTGGAAAGCAGAAGATGTTATAAAACTTTCTGGTATAAATTTTATAGACAAAAAGTACACTACTTGGGATTACGTCTATACTGTTAATATGCTCTATTCCGATTATTGCAATGTATTTACAGAGCCGAAATACTATCTTGAAATGGCAAAGAATTACTTGGAAGATCCAGACTATTTTGGTGAAAGTTCCGAGAGGGCATATCATAACGCAGTAAAAAGAATTAAATACGAATACTAAATCTCTATCCTAAAATTTTGACTGCCTTGCTAACAATAACAAGGTGGTCTTTTTATGTTATGGTATAATAAATTTTGTAGGGAGGCCCTCTCCTTTCATTTTCTTTCTACGAATGGCAGATAGTAGAGAGGAGGTGATAAGTATGATACAGCTAATAATAAAACTAGTATTAGCCCTTGCATTACTAATACTAGTTTATAAACTGTAAACTACTTGTAGGGAGGGCAGTGAGATTAAATCTCAACTCCCTACTCCTATATTATAAATCATTGTTAACTATTTTTCAACTCTTCCAAAATTTCCCGTTTTAGTTCTTCCCTTTGCTTTTTGGATATGAAATTGAGCTTGAGGATACAAGTCTGAGTTAGCTTCCCGATTACGATAATCAATACTATACCTATAAGAGTGAGAGATAAGCATAAACCACCAATAAGAAAATAACCTTGATGATTTGTTAATGTTGCACCGCCTGCAAACGCTGTAATTTCTTGACTCGTTCCGTTCTGAGTGTTGTTATTTATGTTTTGCGTTATACTCATTCGCTATAATACCTTTTTAAAGAATATTCATAACTAGGTTGATTTCCATTCAAATTTATATTAAAAGCTCCTGCTCTGATTTTACTTCCTTCATTCCTATTGAGCAATTGTTGTAAAAATTTGCTACGCTCTTGTTTTTCTTCATTCATATTAATATTATTCGATTTATTATTAATTCTTTCATTGAGAACATTCTCAAACGAGTTTGAATGTTCATTTACTTTATTATTATAACACAAATACAGATTATTACTACTGCCTATCCCTAATACTTCATTCATAGATAATATTAAAACAGGCTGAAAGCATGACTACATCATGAATTTGGAGGAATTATAAAATGTATATTTATTTACAAAGAATATTATAATATACTTCGGTGTATGTTTCAGGAATTATTGGTTCAAATGGTGTTTTACTATTTGTATCGCTAAAAATCAATTTCCCCTTTATATCGTATACTGCTAGAGATAAAATTCTAGAGGTTTTGTTTGAACATTTTAAATCATAATATCCCATAGTATACCATATTTTTTTACCATCAATATCTTCTCTTGTTCCATCATTAAGAGCTTTTTCCCAAAAGCGTACATATCCAAAATTGCTTCTGTCAACAGAAGATTTATCAATATAACGTTTAGCTCCTGTTTGTACCCATTCAGCGGAAAAACAGGGTAAAATCACAAAACAACATATTATTATTAAAAAAATTTTATTCATAATTCGCCCCTTTAAAATATTAATTTTACTATATATAGGAACAAAAAGCAAATCTTTTATTATAGCTTATTTTAGCAGTCATAAAATCCCGTAATTTAGTGTTTTTGTCAGGGTTTAGATTGTGTATTATTACAAAGGAATTAAGAAAAGGAAGCAAATATGAAAAATTTTATTTTATTTTTAAATGATGTTCAAAACTTTATGGAGGATAAGACAAATAAAACCATCATTCTATTGTTATTGCTTATTCTAATGCAGGGTATAGGATTTTATCGGTTAGAAACAAAAGTGGTTAAATGTGAAAAGAAAACAGATTTTAGGTACTTCAATCTAACCAGAAGTCTAGAAGATATCCACAATGTTAAAATCGATACATATAGGGGTAGAGTTGAAAAATAAGGTTAACAACTTAATATTTAATTTTTCCTGCTCTCATAGGATTTGTCTGGTGTGAATAACTTTGACCGTAATAAGTGTTTCTTGTGCCGGTTCGTCCTGTATACGGATTTAAGTTCCCACGCGTAGAATAGTTATTATATTTGTTTCTATCATAGTTGCTTCTATAATGTGGCTGCACATAAGTACCATTACTTTTATAGTAGCCGCTTACCTTTTGCGCTGCAAATACTTGTGAACTGCATAGCAGCATAATTATTAAAATTAATAGCTTACCCATATGTACTCCTCTTTAATCAATATCAACAGTCCTGTAAGTTCTGCTTTTTATACAATCTCAAACACTTCTTTTTATGATTGCCCCCTTATTGACAAAGATATGTATAATAATCTATTTTACTTCCGGGTATTATTTCAGAAAATGTTATATGTTCCGGCTCTAAGTTTCTTAAAGGTCTGTGTTTTTTATCGTAAGTTAAAACTCTTAATAATGCATGTGTTTTATCTTTACAACTTATTTGATGATGAAACATCGCAAACTCTAAATTTTTATCATAAAAAGAAAAACTTTTAAAAAATCCGTCATCGTCATATTCTTTAGTCCAAAAATCTAAAATACCATTTTCACGCTTGAAAGAGTCTACATCTATATATGTTTTAGTGAAAATCTCGTACCACTCAACAGCAAAACAAGGTATAATAACAAAACTGCATAAAATTATTAAAAACTTTTTCATATTTATTCCTTAATATTTACAGTAGTAATTATAAACATCTTCTATTCTTGAATCTGGAGGAATCGCTTTTTTTTCGAAGTTTTGAAAATTAAAACTTTTAAAAACATTTCCTTTTAAATCATACACCGCAAAATCTGAGGTACTGTATTTTCTTTCTCCGCAATAAAATGTGTCATACTCTAATATAAACCACCATTTTATATTATCAGGCCCTAAGCTTCCATCAATATTAAGCATCTTTACCCACGCAGTAACATCTTTGTGCGTATAATTATATCTTGTATATTCCCTGTAAGATGATATATCTGTATACATTTTATATCCGACTTCAACCCAATTAGAAGCAAAGCAAGGTAAACAAAGTAAGCTAAGCAATACTAAAATCTTCTTCATCTTACCCCCTTTATTAACCAATCTAGTGACACGTCTATTTTAGAAGCTAAATTAAGTAGTTCTTGAGCAGTAGGGGAGATATCACCCGATACAATATGTCTGTACCTACTCTCATCTATTTGCATAAACTTAGCCATAGCTTTATTTTGAAACCCGTTTTCTTCTTGAATTTGTGTAAGTCTATGCCCCAATGTCGGATGCTCTTTAAACTGCGTATCCTTTAGTTCTAATGTGTTTGAAGAGATATGCACATCATTGAGTTTTACATTGAAACCATCTCCGACTCGTTTTACTTGTTCAGGGGTAAATTCTGCATTCCTTTTTGAACGTGCTGTTATATTACCCTTGTCCATTTCTACTTTTTTTCCAATCTCGACATGGGTTATATCATTACGTTTTGTTAAGAATATCAGTTTTGCTAAAAGCTCATAGTATAGCATAATAAGGCCTTTTTACTTTTGATATTTTAACTTAGTTAAAATATTTATTTGACTTAGTTAATATAATATGTTACACTTATTACATCAGGTACGAAAAAAGGAGATGTAACAAATGTCTATATCCAGAATGACAAGAGTCAGGGAGGAGATTGACGAAGCTATCAGCAAGTATGCTAGTGAAAGAAAATGGACAATATCATTTGCCATTGCACAAATACTTGAGGATTCACCTATTCTTTCTCATTACCTTTCTCTCGGTGATAAAAATAGGGAAATTGCTTAACTAGTTTCAATCCCCCCCTTTAAATCGACAATAATATTATACCAAAAACAAAGCCTAAAAGTAAATAAATTTGAGGGCTTAGTTACAATGCGTAACAAAATAGAAAAGTTTTAAAATTTGGAAAAATCCGGCAGGGAAACAACCCGCTATCTAAAAATTTAAGTGGCTATTGGGTAACCGTGAGAAGCGGGCTCCACGATAAATATACCCCTTGAGCGGTCGCCCACGCACACCGACAAGCAAACGGAGTGGATAAAATTAAAACCAATTAAGTTTTTAATATAGGCGGACCGATTCAAATCGTGTCCGTCTCCTTAAGAACTTGAAACCATTAGGCGGATAAACAGGCTGGTGTTTGCTATCCTGTTTGATAATTACATCTAAGGATACAGAGCGTTACGGCTCGGGAGTTGCCCAAAGTAATGACCGCAGGGAAAGACCTGTGCCTGCCGCCGTTTTTATATAGCTAATGACGAAAGGGAAAAAAAGACCTTTGACACTTGGAAAGACAAGGAACTAGGACCTAAGGTTCTAAAATGTGGTCTAGGCGAACATTAGACAGTTTCAATATGATATTCGAAAGAAAAAACGAAAACCTACGGCACGATGAAATAGTTGAAATACTGTGTTTAAAAAAGAAAACTGTGACACCTCGGAAAGACGGGGATTTTTAAGAAGGCGGACAGGTTTAAAAGCCTCGTGTCTGTAATTGTATGGTTCCTTAGAACCCATAATACTGTTACAGAGTCCGTCTCCTTAAGAACTTAGGGGTAAATATTATAAAAATGAAAAAGATTTGCTCTCCACAATAGAGCACAGAGCCGGACTCTCTTCTTAAATAACTTACATAATTTTACCGGCTCTTTTTATTTTATCGACAATTTCTGAGGGGCTTTTGGATAGTTGATAGTTTGTCCGTGCTCCCTCTTTTTTTTTACTTAACAAAGAAAGGATTTATATATGACTAAAGAACAAGAAAAATTTGTTAAAGGTTGGGGGATTGGTAATTACCAAATAACAGAGGACAACCTAACTGTAGGAGGTTACCTCTACCTTGAAGGCACAAGCATAACAAGCTTGCCTGACAACCTAACTGTAGGA